TAAAGAAAACGCGCATCAGGCTTGGCAGCATGGCCGAGACAGTGTCCCGCACTTCCATGGCCACCACCTTGCTATTGCCATCGACCTCATTGCCGAATAAATCACCGCGATAGTATTCAGTCCCCTTGGCGCGTGTGGGTGACAAGTCACTGTCCACATAGCTGATCGCATCGGTCAGGTCTTGCGTGACAATGGCTTGCAGCTCCATCTCATCCATTGGCTCTTTGGCTGCAACATCAGTAGATAGGTTGTCGGTAATGTTTTCAATCATGGCTGTGCCTTTAGGTAAATCGCATTGCCTGAATTTTAGTCTTTAAAAGTCAAACCAAGCCTGCGTATATTCTGGTCGATTCTCTCTGAGCCATGGCAGCGCATCCTCATGCAGCTGCTTGGCATTAAAGCCAATGGTGTTTGAGCCAATGTGATGAACATAGCTGGCGCTCACATAATGGCCATAGCCTTTTCTCACCAAATCCATACAATGCACATCATCACTGTACCAATTCAGAGGGGGAAACTTTGCCTCTTCAAATGCATCACTTGATATCCATGCAAATATTGGGCTGATTACTTGGGCCAACTTGATGTGTGACTCAGATGGGAATTTGTAGAAGTTTAGCTTTTCACCTGGCTCACTGATCCGCACATTCTGACAAGCTGGGGCCGCATCGCACCTTGCCGCCACCCACCCAGCCTTGTAACTGTTCATGGTCCTGACAATGGCCACATCTTCCATCAGCACCTTCACACTGGTGGGTGTCAGCACAATGTCGTCATTGGCCACAATGCATGATGACCAGTCCTTGAGCGCCATCTCAATGATCTCGTTGTAGTCCTCACCAAAGCTCCTTGGCTGGCCATAAATCTTTAAGTCGGCTTGGTAATTGTCAATGACTGACTGTGGGCCGCGCAGATAGACCGGACACTCTGGCGCGTATTGCTTAATCGACTCCAGCAACACCGACAACCCGTGGCCCCTCACAGTGGCAATGACAATTGGACAGATCATTTGTTAGCTACCAAAGTATTTTTTGTGCATATCTGGTCTGTTATCGCGCAACCAGTTTTCTGAGTTTTCTTTGCACTTGGCAAAGTCAGTCCCAAATGTTTGCGATCCAACATGATGAAAATATGCGCGGGATATAAACAATTTGCAATCTTTTTTTATAAATTCATTGCATTGCAAATCGTCTGAATACCAGTCTATTGGAGCAATATCAACCCAAGTTGACTTTTGACACCAGGCAACAATTCCAGCCAAATAATCTGTTTCAACAATTAGGTTTTCACTCTCATACCCAAGCGAATACAGCTTACCCTCTCCCTTGCGAATATTCTGATAACCCTTGGCGTAGTTTGTTCTTCCAGCCACAATGCCAAGTTTTATGCCCATTGACTTAAGTTGATTGACATCATCCATCAATACGCTGTATGTGTTTGGGTTTAGCACCACATCATCGTCAATAGAGACAAAATCGTCATGCGTCTCAAATATTTTGTGAGCCATAAAGTTATGTGCAGCACCGCCAGTCTCGTATGTATGCACAAAATGATGCACTTTGTGTTTTGGCAAAGACTGGATGTTTGGACTGGTTATAAAAATCTCAACATCTTCCGGCACATATAGCTCAATAGACTTAAGAAGTACGGGTAAGCACTTCTCGTTTTTTGAGCATATTCCAATAGGGGTCATTTCTTTGCCTTATTTCTGGCACTGATCGCAGCCGCCTTCGCCTTGGCGTCTGCTTTACTGCTGGCGCCCCATGCCTTAAGTGACAGCAGCAGTCTGGTTGGCTCACCACCCTTCATCTCAGGACCAGGCATATTGCCCATGCGTGCCAAGAAACTGGCGCGTCTTGGATTGTCACCAGACTTAACTGGCGCTTTTAAGTTCATGCCTTCGGCCTTGGCACTGGCCCGACCCTTGGCATTTAAGCCGCCAGTCGGGCTTTTGCCCTCTTTACGCTGCCAAGCTGGGGTCTTCATTTTTTCTTTACTGGCTTGGCGGTTTTAGCCGCTGCTTTAAAGTCAGCAGCGCTTGGAGCACCCTTGCTACCAGGCTTGCGCATTTTCTCTTTGCTGCCAGCAGCAATTCTTTCGCGTTTTCGATGAATATTTTCATACAAACCTTTCATTCTTCATCTCCCATATCTTCAGTTTCTTCACCCGTATTAGGTCCACCCACCACCCATGCATCGCATGTCCGGCTGGCTGCACACTTGAAATCAAAGATTTCGCAGTAACCCAGATCGGCCAACTTGATTGTTCCCCATGGGTCAGCTTCCATGCCAATACCCTGTGCAATGCAGTTTTTCAGCTTGTCAGACACATTGAATGCCGCGCAGTTACCGCATAGGCTTTTCTTGGCATCCTCGGCTGAGACATCCCACTGGTCTGCCTTCTTTTGCCAAAACGCGCTGTTTGGCAGTTTGGGATTCTCAGGACCATAGGCCGCGCTGGTGATTGCCTTTGCGCGGTTTTTTAGATTCAGCGTAATGTCTTGCGTGGGCATGGGGCAGTTCTCGCCTGCGCTCATGTCCTCGCCAGGCTCTTTGTCCATGACTTGGCTCATGGTGCGCTGCATAGTGGCCATTATTTCATCCCCTTTTTGGGTTTCTGTTTGATCTTGGCCTCAGACAATGCAATGGCAATTGCCTGCTGTGGATTCTTCACCACCTTGCCAGTGCCACCGCTGTGGAGCTTGCCGGCCTTGTACTCACCCATCACCTTGCCGACCTTCTTCTGCGCTTTACTCATTGCCTTCATAGGTTTCCCCCATTGGTTAGTCAATAGCGCCAATTATGCAACCCTGACCAGGTTTCTGCGCAGGGGTTGGGACCACTTGCCTGAGCCACTTGACCCGTACATCCCTGCGACCGCATCACTGGCAAACGTCAGGACAAAGGCATCGGCCTTGTCAGGGCTTGGCAGGCCGCGTCTCTTGATCTCGTCTTTCCCCTCGATGGCGATCTTGCCGTTGCTGGTAAATGAGTAGCGCACTGTGGCCAGTTCAGCAATCAGCACCTCATCCTTTGGCATTTTGCAGTCCCTCGCCTCAAGCCACGCCCGTGCCTTGTACCAAAGCTCTGCCTTCAGATTCCTGTAGGTGTTGCCCATCGCGGGTGATTCCGACACATTGATCCCTCTGGCCGGCAGCCCCAGCTCCCGCAGTCGATCCACCACCCCAGCGCCTAATCCAATGCTGTCCACCAGTATTTCCTTTGGCTGCTGGCTGGGTGGCAGCGCCTTGTACTCGGCCACCACCGCGCCAGTCAATTGCATCAAGTCCAGATTCTTCCATGTCCTGATATTCTCAGTCACCGCATTCCCTTGGCGCTTGCAGAGGGCCGATCTATCACTACCAAACCGCGCCACATCCAAGCCCCAGAGCATGGGCGCATACTCACTGGGCGCGACATCCCGATTGACCGCACTCTCAAGTAGGTCCATGGCAATCACAGTGTCATCATCCCCCTTTGGAAACTCACCAATCACCCTGATCCGGTAGACGTTGCTCTCTTCCCCATACCGCATGGCCATCTCTTTGACGTACTCATCCGACACCCTTGGCGAGTCAGTACACGCCACCTGAAACGTGGTCCACTCATCGGCCAGGCGCGTGTGCGTGTCGTAAAAGAACCCACTGCTTCGCACCGGATTCCCCAAAAGCAGCGTCACCGCGTTATGCCCCGACATCGATCCAGCCGCGGCCTCGAACACTTGCTCTGGCACACCAGAAGCCTCATCGGCCACCAGCATCACATTCTCTGAGTGAATTCCCTGCAAAGCCTCTGGCTGCTCGGCCCTTGATGTCCTGGCACTTATGAACATCTCAGTCGGTGCAGCATTGAATTCAATCCTCTCTTGCTTGACAGTCAACAACCCCTGCAAGGGCAAAGGCATCGCGTTGATCCACCTCTTCAGCTCGGCAAACATCGCGTCATACAGCTGACTACTTGTCGGTGCAGTCACCACCACCTTGACGGGTGACCTCGTCATAAAGTACCAAAGCATGGCCCAGCTGCTGGCCGTACTCTTTCCCACCCCGTGACCACTCCGAACTTATCTTCCTGTCCCCACGGGCAATCGCACCAAGAAACTTCACCTGCCACGGGTCAGGGTCAACCCCTAGCACCTCTCGCACAAACAAAACCGGATCAGGTCGATACCTCTCCACCCACACAGCAAACACATTCTCTTTGCTCATGGGTGGATCGTCTCATAGATGGCCCAGCCTGTAGGACTCATCGCCCACTTATGCGCATCCAACTCGTCAGTCCTCACCAGTATCAGCAAATGCATCGTCATCGCCAGGTCAAACTGCTCACGCTCAATCGCCTCCATCATCCTAATTTTTAGGTCCAACAACATCACACTAAGATGCATCGCTGTCAACAAATCAGTCATCTGGCCATCTCCTTTAAGTTCTGGCTGGTGATCCTATTGGTCCAGCACGATGCACACAACCACCTGGTCGCACTCATCTCAACCCCACCCTCTGGCGGCTTATCAACCAAGCACTTATTACACTTCTGTAATTTATGCCCGTTGCAATTTCCATTAAGCCTTATGTGATTATTTACAAAATTGCTTTTCACTGTATTCTCTGAGTTTTATTATTAGGATGAACTAACCACTTATCACCCAATATTCTTAATGCCTTAATATATTGACGCTGATTATGTCGATTAGTATGTGTCGGCACATAATCAACATTGAATAACTGCCTGACTTTAGTTAATAACGCTATATTCATATAACACCCACGATTTTATTAATGTCCACCCAAGTGTGCCAAACAATTGTGCTGTCTTGCTTGCCCAAGGCACAAAACACTTTACTGTCTTTTTGCTCATCAGTGTCTAAGACGATCCATTCCTGGTCATCAATTGTGACTGTCGCTTGCTTCGTTTTCATAGGTTTAAATTGTTAGTTGGTGAAGTTGACATTTTTGCACAATTTGCGTTAGTTGTTACTTTTTTAAAAAATTTTTTTTGTAGGTGTTTAGTGCCGCCACAGTCGCCCCCTCCGATCCGGCCAAGGGGGGGTCGCGGCCACCGACCGCCAGCCGACCACCGCGGGGTTATCCACTGATTTTGGCCAACCTTATCCACAGATTCCTGTGCATAACTCTTGATGTAATACTTTGATGCACTTAATTCTGTGGATAACTTAATGTCAACTTAACATAATGGACACTGTATAAAGTGACTGAATGCTTCGGTATTCATTTATGCAGAATCGTCTAGTGATACGACAGATCGCTTGCGCAGTGCATCGAGTGCCAGGCTTCCAAGGTCGATATTGACCAAGGGTTGCTGCTTGTCACCATACTCGTCTGGAGCCTGCTTAGAGGCCAGCCAGCGCCTTGTATCGACCCGTAGCTTGGCCACTTGCGCCTCTTGAGGGCTTGCTTTGTCTGCAATTTCTAGCGTTTCCTCTGCTAAACTTCGGCCACCACGCGCCCGCGCACGCGCAAGGGCGGAAGCCCGCGCCTCGCCCCCTCTATCGATCCAGTCATAGAAAGCCGTGTGGCTTACCTTCAACGACCTTGCCAAGCTGAGAATGGTCTCCCCTTCGGAGAGTCTGTCTAGCATGGCAATTTCGCCACCGGCAGCGTGAATTTTCTTGTTGACATCGGTGGCTTCTTTGCGTGCGAGAGCTGCTTGCTCTTTGAGACCCATCTGCCTTTCGGCAATGTTGTCGGCCACTTCTGCCAATGTTTTAGCTTTTGCCATTCAGATAATCCTCGATTGATTTAATTGCTTCGGCAGCTGATCTGGCGACCACTGCTCGATACCCTTTTGCATTTAACTGCAAACCCACAGCGCTTTGCTTGTCTGAGACCACACCGGCCTTGGTCTTCATTTCCACAAATAACGCATGAAACCCGTTTTTAGGCTCTAAGACGCATAAATCCGGCATCCCTGCCAATACCCCTTCACTGTGCAGCCTAACGCGCTCTTGAGGGCTTCTATCGCCTCCATTGGGTATTGCTGCAATGATGATGTCCGGATAGAACGCACGAAAGTGTTGCACCACTTTGACCTGGTCAATGTGTTCAATGCTTTTTCTTTTGCGTTTTAAGTCAACCACCATTCTTCGGATTCTACTGCCGAGGCTTTGGTCTGGAATAGGTGACATCGGTGCTTGACATCGGTTGGGAATGCAGCCAGTCCAGTTCGGCTGCACTGGTGTTCGGACCATGTGATGGTTGCCCATCCACCTTTGACCTTTGCCTGGTCAAACATCCACTGAAGTGGCTTTGCGTTGACCTTTCGGTGTCTTTCCATCTGCTCGGCTGGCATCGACTGGCGCTGCTCGACCATTTCCGCATTAGCGCATTGATGGCAGAAAACGCGCTCATCTTCGATGAAATCTAAATTTGTGGATAACCTGTGCATAACTTTCCTTTGTGTTGGACCATCAAATGCTCGTTTCTAATACGGAAAGCCCTTAAGGAATTTTCCGCCTTTCCGCATTAGAAACTGAAGTACCTTCCAAGCCGAGACTGGTCTGTGGATAAGTGGGTCTAACGACCCCACTTATCCAACAATCCCTGCCATTGTCTAATACGGAATTCCGCATTAGTTCCGTATTAGTTCCGCCTTTCCGCATTAGACTGGTCATGCGAGTCTGACCCAGCCTGATAGTGGCTCATTTGGTGCAAATCTGGTGAAGATGGCCGTGCCAATGTGCTTGCGGATATAGCCTGCATCACTGCCTTTGACGCTGCTGAATATTTCGGTCCAATCGAGTTGATAGGCGTTTTGGAGTTCTTTTGGCACAACGGGCCTGCCTGGTCCTCTGCGCATGATGACATTGCCTTTGTCGTTGATGATGGCTTGGACATGGTTGCAGACTTCATCGCACTTGTCTTGGATGCGCTGCTCTTTGGCGCTGTCTTGCATGGATTGCTTGGCGGCCATCCGGTCTTGTTCTGACGACATGGCTGGAATGGCCACCCTGCAAATAATCTCTTGCATATCG